GTTGCTACATAGACGACGTAGCATGCTGAGGCAAGCCTTATCAGCCGTCGACGATAATTGCTTTACCAGTGGCAATGTCCTCAACATGCAGGCCTTTGAGCCTTTCATCACTGCGGGCAATACGGATAATACCATCGGAGCCCTTGTGTCCTCCCCCTTTGTCACCGTCCCCGCCTGTACCCTTGTTGGCCTCAAACAAGTATGGTGCATCCTTTACCGTCTGCACAAGCCATTCGTCAACTGTCAGCGGGTTCGCCTCAGTCCCGTACACTTGTTGACCCGTTGCATCGAGCGCCACAAGGCTGCCCTTGTCGTTAACCTTCCACGTCTTTCCTGCCCGTGTATAGATGTCATCGAGGGCGCCCTGGATCGGCCGATTGCCAGACTTAGACAGTACCCGCCCAACTTCCGATTCCACTAGCACAGTTGACAACCTACCCTCATGCAAGCCTGCAATTTCTTTCGAGGCGGCGAGGGACTTGTTAAGGCTTTCGATCTGCGCCTCGAAATCGGCGCGCATCTTCTCAGTACGGTTGGCCAACAACTCATCCAACTTGCCAGAGTCAATTAACTTCTTGTCCTTAATTGATTGCTCCTGCTCATGCAACCTGGCAAACTCGTCAACCTCTTCCTGGGATAGCACCTTCTTCCCATCAAACGCCTTCAGCTTTTCAGTCAAGGTGATGTTGTTTGTACGGAAGTCGTCCAGACGTGTTTTGATTGTGGCGAGGTCATCGGACGGTACCATCCCGTCAACTTCCAAGTCCCACTTCCCGTCCTTCTCAACATACAAGGCCACGAGGGCCTCGGGTATCTCTTCCTTCTTTGCATAACTGACTCGTAATGCCATTTCCTTTCTCCTGTGGGCCACCGGCCCGGGCTATACACAGGTCACCGACCTGCTTGTTATGTGCGACACCCTGCCGCACATTTCTAATGTTCTTTTGCCCCTCTGTCGAGGGCTGTCACAGTGTTTCGCGCTTATCCTGCCCGTATGTAGCTGTCATTCGCTGAAATCCTGTGACACGCGGACTTGTATCGGCTGTTAGGCAGTTTGTACGTCAAAGCCCTCTATCAACAGTTGGTTTTCTATTGCACCTAGCATGCTTTTGTCAAATTCAAAGGATGCCTCCGAATCCCCCAAAGCACCTTTGACCGATTCTTCGGGGGCAATAAGAACTCCTATGCCGTTTTCCCTCCAGTCATCTACAAGAGTTTGCAACCTGGCCGATTCAACATCAGTAAGGTCCATGGTTTCGTCATCTAACTTACCAACCACCATTCCGTTCTCTCTAATTATCATTATGCTAACTCCCTCCACAATATTTCCATTTCCCTACTGTTTAACAATTCAAAAAAGGCAAAGGTCTTAGGCTGGAACCTCTGCATGTAGAACCGGGAACCTCTTAGACCAAAATAATGTGTATGGGCCTCTGCAAACCATTCAAATTCATTGTGCAAGCTATATGATGATTGTGCAACTCCCTTAAGATTATTCTGGACCAAACCCCAATTACTTTTTTGGAAACGTGCTGTAATTGGTTTGCTACCTTGGCCTACTCTTTGAGACACAGTTATTGAAGCCTGTTTATATTCGGAGAGCATCGTTCGGTGGGCCTTCCTCAATTCTAACAGCCTTGTTTTTGCCTCCCCTTTTAATACACCCCGTGCAAAGTTACCTCCCCTATTTCTTGCAATATTGAAATCTAAGTGATGACCAAATTCATGTATCCACGTAGCAGCGGGAGTGCTTCCAGAAGCAGACATTCCTATCGCCCTGGCGTCACTCCACATCATGCCATTCCATTTAGCGGATCGGCTGCCTAACGAGCTGCCATTCAAGCCTATATGCCTTCCCCAAGGCCCCATATCAAATACCTTAACTCTAAGCCTGGATGTTGCTAGAAAATCAGCGAGGCCTTTATTAAAGCCATTTTTTGACATTATTCCTATTGCATTATTCAATGCACGATCCAGCAGCGGCGTCAATCTAGGTGGTATAAACGTTCCGAACTTAGGTGCCCTATTAAAAGCATTCTGCAAGGCCTCCCTCGCATTGGCTGTAGATGTGTTAAAGGCCTTCACTGTCTTGGCCGGTGCAGATGTAAAACCAAATACTTTGCCATTGCGAGGCGCAAGGAACCTGCCGCTCTTTACAGACCATGGAACTGACTTCACGCCTCTAGTAGATATGGATACAGCCTTCCAAACGTTACCTTCCCCGTCTTTAAAGATATCACCTATCTTTAAAGACCTATAGTTTGAAGGGTCAACAAAGGTAGCACGTGGCGCTCCTGCCGTTGTTGTAGTAGGCCCTGGGGGAGGCCGAGGCGGAGGCACAGGTGGAGGCTTAGGCCCAAATTTTAAGACAGTCCTATTCCTGGCCGAGACAAACTTGCCTGTCCTAGTACTAAAGTGAACAGATTCCATTTGTCGGCGGCCAGTCTTAATTACTTTGAACACCTCGCCATTCAACCTGTACACAGTACCTACCTGCAATCCTGGCATGTCTGCCAATGTAACATTTACCACACCAGCAGTAGGAGGCGGAATAAAGGGCGCCGAGGAGGGAGGTGCTGGCCGCGAGGGTACTCGAGGTATCGTTACAGGAGGTTGGCGCGGAGGAAGCTTTAACGGCAAGGGCTTATTAGCGGGCAGCTGACCAATCTGATGCAGTGTTAATGGGCGCCCTGTTTGGTCTAGTGTTTGCGTCAAGTTTAGCTTGCCTTGCTGCCATAGCTTTCGACGGCCTGGACCCAGTGCTTCTATCTGCACAGACTTCGGCTGAGTCTTCAGCCATTTATCGTATCCTATATTCCTCGGCACCTGGCCATTCATCGACGCCCTTACTCTCGCCGGCGCATTGTTATCCAGCTTGCGAGCGATGCTGCGTTGCTGCCGCGTTGCTCCCGAGGCCGAGCCTTGCGACTGTAACTCCTCCCACGACTTGGTAATTGGAATCAATGAGGATCGGCAATTGAAGTGCCAGGGCGGCGGGCCTGTAAAAGAATTGCTGCCGCCGATCGGCTCGAAATCAGGTAACGTCCATTCATCGGGCCTGTTGCCATGCGACTGGCATATACTCGAGGTCCTGCTATCCAACGTGACTTGCGCCATCATGCTGCCTATCACGTCCGTGTTCTTCACATATGTTGAAAGGCGTGTCGCATTGGCCATGCTATTAACGCTTGTACGGACTAGGGCTTCAGCCTCCCTAGTTGTGACATCCATAATACCGCCGGAGAATACGGCCACCGACTTTGTCTTACCTCCAATCTCGACAAGGCGGCGGGCGCCTGTTGCGCTACCGCGCACCCGTCGTACAAGGTCTTGTGTGCTTTCGCCTAGGAGAAATCCCTGTCGCATCTCGTCGCCGAAACGTTTTCGCATGTTAGCCGATTGCCTGCCCCACCATTCCTTTGCAGGCGCACCAAATATGAGATCGTTCTTTGCCAATGCCCTAAGCGTCTCGGGAGTAAGGCCCGCAGAAATTATATCAACGCCAAACAGGTCGTTCATTTTAGAAACCTGAAACGATTGCTCAAACGCACCGAGGTCCGACATCTCTCCAAGCATGTGCCTATTGATGGCCGAGTAGTCTCCCTTAATAATCTTATCTACTTGGCCGAGCAAGGATTCCAACCTGGAGCGCCTGGCTATGTTGGTAAAGTCCACGTTGGATAGCTGTGTCACAATGCTATCCTGCATGGTGCGCAACTGACCTAAAACTTGACGCCGCAGCTTGGCGTCAAACCTTAGCAGGTCGATGTCGTGGCGTATTAGGCCGTCAGATAAGAAGTCATTGAATGGCATGGCCTATTCGCCCTCTTCCTCTTCTTCCTCTTCTTCCTCCTCTTCCTCGTCCAGCTCATCGGCCTCACTGGCTGCGGGTGTATCCATTTCAATTTGGCCGAGTTCTTCTTCCTCGGTCCAGCCTTCAATGTACATGCCGCGTTGCTGCATGTTAAAGAAGAACGTCTTAAACGACATCTTACCACTTTGCATGGAAGCAATTAAGGACGTCAACATCTGCGGATCCATTCCGATGATAATAAAGTCGGTGTTGAGTTGTAACGACATCTCGCCCAAGCTAGGATCCCACAAGGCCATCCATGCGAGGGCCTCGTTCAATCCCTCGCTGACACCGACTGTAACTGAGGCCAGTATGCTTTGCTCTCCTACTGCCCGCAGTTGGTGCGTCTCAAACGCTTCAGGCGCTTTCTTAGCTTCTTCTAAGAGCCGCGCTCCTAGTACCACCATCTGCTTCTGCTTTTCCTCCATACCCTTTTCCAAAGCTTGTAGACCCTGGCCAGCAAACTCTAGCATGCCTATCTTAACCTCTTGTGCAGAAGCACCTACAATCACCCAGGCCTTGCTGCTACCGATTGTCAGCTCTTGCTGTTCCGACAGGCCGATAACATACGGTGTAGGCAATGCTGTGAAGTGGCGGCCGTGCTCGAGGTCCGCGCTTGTGCGGTAGTGCGACATATTGACGGAAGCCAATCCTTCCAGGGGTGGCTTCTGATCTTCCTTGTCCTCGTCCTCGGCCGTAACAATCACAAACGGGATACGGACAATGGCGGCGCCTTGGAACGCGGGAAAGAATTCCTCCCACAAAAGGAATTCCTCTGCTGAGGCCGAGGCAGCGATAGCCTTGTCTGAGGAATCCTTTTTGCGGCGCCATACCTGTACCCGATATATCAAATCGGTGCCGGCTGGTTGGGCTGGCATAGGGTTGACATCCTCTTTGCCCATGTTGTCTATCTCGGCCAGGGCGCGAGGCAGCAATTCGAGGACGCGCCATTGTGTGGCCACATTGACTTTGAATCGGTCTTCGGGATCTATTATCTCATAGTCCTCTTCTAGCACTGCCCGCGTCAATACTTTGCGGCCTGTCTCGTCAAGTCCGAACTTCCAATTGATTAGCGATTCGGCCGTGTAGCCTATCAACCAGGGTTCAGAGTCCTTGCTAATAAGCGGAGGCAGGTCAGCAAGCAGGCAATACTTGTTCAGCATCAGCACCTCGCGCATTACTATCTGTGCCAACGCATTAAGTGATTGGCCATCTTTAGTTACGTGCTGCAAGAACTCGTCCTTGGTCGTTTGCTTGGCCTCTATCACAGGCTCCTTCCTAGTAACCATTCCTACTAGCCCGTTGAGGGTGCGTCGAGTGGCCTCGAAGAACAGTGCCCGCTTCTTGTAGGCCGTGTATTCGATTGAATCCTGGCCTGTTAATTGTGGTAGATAGTCATCGCCCTTTTGCTTGACGGCGTATTCGCCTTCTACCGCATCTCGCACCATGGACCAGCGACCTATAAGCCGCTGATAGATGTGATGCTGGGTATTTGGTTTTGGTCCAGTGTGAGCGGCCATAATCTATTTCTCCTATGCTCCGTGGATTGCTGATACAACGATTTTCGGTTTGTTGACTGGAAACAAGTAGGCAATTGGATAGCCCAAGGCATCCAGCAAGTGCGACATCTGTTTTTGTTTGAGGCGTAACTCATGCGTGTACGACAGCATGTATTGAATGGTCTTTTTACAGGACGGGTCTATTGTCAAAGTCGGCTGGCCTTTTACCGGGTTCAGCTTGCCGTTGACTGCGTTCTCCCTATCCCGTATCTTCGGGTTGGCGGCTTTGCTAGTAAGTTGGAACCGTTCCCGGATAATACTGAAGTCAGATTGGCCGCCGCTTGCTGACGTGTGTCTACTGCGGCCACTAGCATCAGGGAAGATGGTCTGTATCCGCATGCTCTTGTCCTTGTTCAAGAAGTTACGGATCTGGCCGCGCATGAACTCCCGGCTGTCGTTGTGGCGGTTGTCCTGTGACAGTATGCCGCACATATACTCCGTGTCAGCATTTTCAATTTCAATTTCGGACACTATGTGAACGTGCTGGGCATGGCGCCAGAATACAACGGCCGCCATCGGGTCCACATTGAAGTCCATACCTACTTCCAACTCGTGACCTGGGTCATCAAGGCGCATTACATTGCGGTCTTTGGCAAAACCGTAATATATGGCGCCCTTGGACAAGTTGACAAACAATCCCTTGAGAAAGGCCTCCTGCATCTTCTTTGTGTAACCTCGGAGAAGCGTGTCGAGGTACTGCTGGGGCAAAGCTAAGTTCTCTGCGGTGGCCACGTGCATAACGCCTATGTCGTAGCGGTCACGGTCCTCTCCTTCGCAGATGTCGTATCCCCAATTCAACTGCTCTGGCGTTCCGAGCAAACCGATCTCCCTGTGCCGTGCTTTCGGCGAACGTACCCTGGCC